CCGCTGCTGACCGAGTCGATCGTGCAGTTCCAGTCGCAGGCGCTCAAGGAAATGATGCCTGCTGACGGTCCGGTGCGCACGCAGGTGCTGGGCAAGGAAACGCGTGAGAAGTTGATGCAGGCTGATCGCGTGCGTGACTTCATGAACTACCAGATCACCACGGTGATGGAGGAGTACACGCCGGACTTCGACCAGTTGCTGTTCTACGTGGGTTACGGCGGTTCGGCCTTCAAGAAGGTGTACTTCTGCGAGGACAAGGGCCGCATGACCAGCGCGCTGGTGCTGCCTGAGAACCTGTACATCCCGTACAACGGCTCCAGCGTGATGAGTGAATGCAGCCGCATTACCCATCGCGTGTCGATGAGCGTCAACGCTTACCGCCGTGCGGTCGTGCGTAATCAGTACCTGGACACCGCTCAGGCGCAGGCCGTCTCGGATACCAGCCAGAACGTGATCAAGAAGGAAGAGGATCGCGTGCTGGGCATCGTGCCCACGGGTGGTGACGATGAAGAGATGACGCTGCTGGAGTTCCAGATTGACTACGATCTGCCGGGCTTCGAGCACAAGGAAGATGGCGAGGCCACGGGCATCAAGCTGCCCTACATCGTCACGATCGACGAGGTCACTGGCCATGTGATCGGTGTGCGCCGCAACTGGAAGGAAGGCGACGAGCTGTATCGCCGCAAGCAGTACTACGTGCACTACTTGCTGGTCCAGGGCCCCGGTGCGTATGGCTTGGGCTTCCTGCATTTGGTCGGTGGCTTGAGCAAGACGGCGTCGGCCGCGCTGCAGCAGTTGATTGACGCCGGCACGTTGGCCAATCTGCCTGCTGGCTTCAAGGCCAAGGGCGCGCGGATCATGAACGATGACATGCCGCTGCAGCCTGGCGAGTGGCGTGACATTGATGCGGGCGGTGCGGAGATCACTTCGTCGCTGCTGCCGCTGCCGTACAAGGAGCCGAGCCAGACGCTGTTCACGTTGTTGGGCTTCTGCGTGGACTCTGGCCGTCGCTTGGCCAGCATCACGGACATGCAGGTTGGCGACAGCAACCAGAACGCCGCGGTGGGTACGACGATTGCGTTGTTGGAGAAGGGCTCCAGCGTGATGTCGGCGATCCACAAGCGCCTGCACTACTCGCAGAAGCTGGAGTTCCAGTTGCTGGCAGAGGGCTTTGCGGAGTATCTGCCGGACTACTACCCGTACGACGTGCCTGGCGAGAGCCGTTTCATCAAGGCTCGCGACTTTGATGACCGGGTTGATGTGTTGCCGGTGTCGGACCCCAACATCTTCTCGGTGGCGCAGCGCATCACGATGGCGCAGACGCAGTTGCAGCTTGCTCAAAGCGCGCCGCAGATGCACAACATGTACGAAGCCTACCGGCGGATGTACGAGGCCATCGGTGTGCGGGACATCGACCAGATCCTGAACACGCAGAACGTCGATAAGCCCAAGGACCCGGCCAGCGAAAACAGCCAGGCGCTGGACGGCTCACCACTAAAGGCCTTTGCTGGCCAGCAGCATGATGCGCACATCATGACTCACCTGATGTTTGGCATGTCCCCGATCGTGGGCGGCATGCCGCAGGTGGCCACGAACCTGCAAAAGCACGTCTTTGACCACATCCGCTTGAAGGCGGAGGAGACGGTAGAGGCTGAACTGTTCCAGCAGTACGGCACGGACCCTGAAGGGCTGGTGTCTGCGCTGCAGCGCGAGGCCATGGTGGCCCTGAAAGTGGCCCAGTTCTTCCAAGAGGTCAAGCAAATGCAGTCGCAGATGATGGGCGACCAGACCGACCCCCTGGTCAAGCTCAAGGAACAGGAAATTCAGCAGGATGGTCAGCGTGATCAGGCCCGTTTGCAGATGGATCAGCAGCGTTTGGCCTTCGATCAGCAGCGGGAAAACAACGACATGGCCATAGAGCAGGCAAAATTGGCCCAAAAAGGAGCGTCAGATGCCCAAAAAACCCAGCAAAGTGCAGCCCAAGCAGCTTTCCGGGCAACCCAAAACCGTCAAAAAGCCGGTTGAGAAGCCGAAAGTGACGTATGTCTACCGAAAAGACGCGTTCAATAAGGTAAAACTGGCCTAACAACGGTGCTAATATGCGCCGCAGCCCTCGGACAGGGGCCTATCTGTCTGCTTCATGGGGGATTCCATGCTTGAATTTACTGAAGCGCTGCTCAACGAGATCAAGTCGCTTCGTCAACAGACGAACAACATGATTTTGAACGGCGGCGTTCGCGACATGGAGCAGTACAAGTTCCTGATGGGTCGGTTAGAGGGCTACAAGTTCGTGGAAGAGGCTGTTCAAGCGCTTCTACGCAGGGCCGAAAACTAATCAAAGGACCTTTTGATGGAAATGACTGCTCTAGAGAAGAAATGGGCCGAAGAGAAAGAGGCTCAGGGACCAGTTTTGGACGATGCTTACGATTCAGACGGGAGTCTGGACGTGCAAAAGCTCGAGGAATCGGTTGTTGACCGGATTCCGCAGCCAACTGGGTGGCGAATTGTCATTCTGCCATACCGCGGCGCTGAAAAAACCAAGGGCGGCATCGTCCTGGCTGATCAGACGCGCCAGCGGGAGCAGGTAGCGACGGTCTGCGGGTATGTTTTAGCTGTTGGCGACCTCGCCTACAAGGACGAAGGCAAATTTCCCAACGGCGCGTGGTGCCAGAAGGGCGACTGGGTGGTTTTCGGTCGTTATGCAGGTGCCCGCATCAACATTGATGGCGGCGAGATCCGAATCTTGAACGATGACGAGATCCTGGCCCGCATCAAGGACCCCGAAGACATTCTTCACCTGTGAGGTAGCCCATGGCAAACACTGTTCCCGACACACAATTGGAATTCGACCTCGGCGCGGACGAAAAACCCGCCGAGATTACGCTGGACGAGCCCTCCCGGGCCCCAGAACAGGCCGAGCAGGCGCTGGAGCGCCGCCCCGAGCCGGAAGCCCGCTCTCAGCAGTCCGAAAAAGATGAGCTGGACACCGTCAGCGACGCTGTGCAGAAGCGGATCGCCAAGCTGACGGCCCGGATGCGTGAATCTGAGCGCCGCGAGCAAGCAGCGTTGGAATACGCCAAGGGACTGCAGCAGCAGGCCCAGACATTGCAGCAACAGCTGGTGCATACCGACTACAGCAGGCTAAACGAGGCCAGAACGCGTCTGGAAACGCAGCAGGCCACCCTGAAGGCCATCATCAAGAAGGCCCGCGAGGAAAACGACATCGATACGGAGACAGAAGCTACTCAGCGCCTGTCCGAGTTGACGATGGAGCAACGCCAGGTCAGCGGTTGGTTGCAGACGCAAGAGCAGCAGGTCCGTCAGGCAGCTCAGCAGCCTGCCCCGCAGGCCTATCAGCAGCAGGTGGCTCAACAAGCCGCTCGCCAGCCTGCGCCGCCCAGCCCCAAGGCTGAGGATTGGGCCTCGCGCAACCAGTGGTTTGGCCAGGACCGCGTGATGACGTACGCTGCCTGGGGGATTCACCAAACTCTCGTGGAAAACGAAGGATTTGACCCCAACAGCGACGACTACTATACTGAATTGGACCGACGCATTCGGGAGGAATTCCCGAGGCGCTTTGCGAACGACAATTCGCAGCAAGTTTCCAGGGCACAGCGTTCCGCGCCGGCTGTGGCACCTGCAACCCGGAGTTCCGGAATCAATAGTGCGCGCCGTACTGTTCGGTTATCCCCGAGCCAAGTTGCTATCGCAAAGAAGCTGAACGTTCCCCTCGAGGAATATGCCAAGTACGTAAAGGAGTGACATCATGAGCGAAACCAAACTGACCATCGATCGTGCATCCCGCGGTTCCCGCGAAAAGGAAGTGCGTCGCCGCCCTTGGACACCTCCTTCACGTCTTGACGCCCCTCCTGCCCCTGAAGGCTTTCAGCATCGCTGGATTCGAGCAGAGGTCAATGGGTTTGATGACAAGCAAAACGTTTACGGACGTCTTCGTGAGGGCTACGAGCTAGTCCGCATCGAAGAGCTGCCCGAGGAATACCAAGGCTTCCTGCCTACCATTGAAGATGGTAAGCATGCGGGCGTGGTTTCTGTGGGTGGGTTGCTGCTTGCACGCATTCCCAATGAAACTGTCGAAGAGCGCAATGCTTATTTCGCCAAGAAGGCTCAGGATCAGTTGATTGCGGTCGATAACGAGCTGCTGCGTGAGAACGCACACTCGTCAATGCGGATTCAGGCCCCCGAGCGGAGTTCGCGCACATCCTTCCGTAAGCCGGAGTAATCCGGTTTTCACCCAATCTTCGGAGTTCACAAATGCCAAACGTAAATAAGGCTTTTGGACTGCGTCCCGTTGGCAACCTTTCTGCAACCGGTGCTCAGAAGCAGTACGGTTATCAGATTCAGGCTGGCTACGCGACTGCAATCTACCAAGGTGACTTGGTTGTCGTCTATGACGGCTACATCATCAAGTACGACGCTTCGACCCACGCTGCTCCCACTGGCGTGTTCAACGGCGTGCAGTACAACGACCCCACCCGTGCTGACAAGCCGACCTGGAAGAACTACTACCCCGGTAGCATTACTCCCAACATCGGCCCGATCGTGTGCGAAGTGCTGGACGATCCCAGCCAGTTGTTCCTGATCCAGGCCAGTGGCACTCCCACCCAGGCCAGCATCGGCAAGAACGCTGACCCGGTTGCTGCTACCACCGGTAGCAACATCACCGGCGTGTCTGCGGGCCTGTTGGACACCGCCACGATTGCCAAGACTGCAGCCCTGACCTTCAAGATTGTTGGTCTGAGCGAGCAGCCTGACAATGAAATGGGTCAGTACGCTGTACTGGTTGTCAAACTCAATCAACACCAGTACGGTAGCGTCGGTGTTGCTGCTGACGGAGCTTAATCATGGCAATTACCCGTTCACAACTTGTAAAAGAACTGGAACCAGGCCTGAACGCTCTGTTCGGTTTGGAGTACAAGCGCTACGAGAACGAGCACGAGGAGATCTTCTCCATCGAGACCTCGGACCGTGCGTTTGAAGAGGAAGTGATGCTGACCGGCTTTGGTGCAGCTCCGGTGAAGACTGAAGGCGCTGGCGTACAGTACGACAACGCAATTGAGTCCTTCACAGCTCGCTACACCCATGAGACGATCGCCATGGCGTTCGCGCTGACCGAGGAAGCCGTGGAGGATAACCTCTACGACCGCCTGGCTGGCCGCTACACCAAGGCAATGGCTCGTTCCATGGCCCACACCAAGCAGGTCAAGGGCGCTGCTGTTCTGAACAACGGCTTCTCCGCCAGCTACCCCGGTGGCGACGGTGTTGCTCTGTTCTCGACGGCTCACCCGACCGCTCTGTCGTCAAACTTCTCCAACCGTCCCACGGTTGGCGCTGATTTGAACGAAACCTCGCTGGAGCAGGGCATCATCGACATCGCCGCGTTCATCGACGAACGTGGCCTGAAGGTGGCGCTGACCGCACGCAAGCTGATCGTTCCGAAGGAGCTGCAGTTCACTGCTGAGCGCCTGATGAAGAGCACGCTGCGTACGGCTACGGCTGACAACGACATCAACGCGATCAAGTCCATGGGCCTGATCCCGGAAGGTTACGCTGTCAACCATTACCTGACCGACACCAACGCTTGGTTCCTCATCACTGATGCCCCCAACGGCCTCAAGATGTTCGAGCGTTCGCCGATCAAGACCGCCTTTGAGGGCGACTTTGACACCGGTAACGTGCGGTACAAGGCTCGCGAGCGTTACAGCTTCGGCTGGTCTGACCCCCGCGGTGCTTACGGTTCTCCTGGCGCTTAATAAACGCCAAAAACCGGGAAAAGGGGCCTTGCGCCCCTTTTCTTTTGGGGGTATAAATCCAACAATTCCAAGACCCCAACTGCTTGCTGACCGGCTTGGCGGACTGACCTCACAGACAGCAAGCACTTCATGAGGAGCCATCATGGCAAATACCACTTTTACCGGGCCAGTTCGCTCGCAGAACGGCTTTCAGTCTGTTACTGTCAGCTCCACCACGGGCGCAGTCACCGTCAACTCGTCCTTCGGCAAGGATGTTGTCCTCAGCACTCAATCGCTGTCTGGCGCTGGCGCTGTCAACGTCACTGATGCCTTCACTTCGCTGACCACTACGGGTGCTTCGCAAGCCCTGACTCTGGCCAACGGTTCTGTTGGCGAAGTCAAAATCATCGTTCACGCCGTTGACGGCGGCTCAGCCATTCTGACCCCGACAACCAAGATCGGTTTTAGCACCATCACCTTCACTGCGGTGGGTGACGCTGTCACGTTGATCTACACCTCTGCCGGTTGGGCTGTGATCGGATCTAAGGGCGTCACCATCGCCTGATAGGAGCGCGTCATGGCTTTTCAGTATGACGTAAAAGCGAAAACGATGGGCTCTACCGGTGCCTCCGGCATCGGTACCCCGCGTGCTCGCGTCAAGGGCGTGTACATGGTGCTGGGTGCTACCGCTGGGTCCGTCTCCTTTAAGGATGGCGGATCAGGTGGCACGGAGCTCATCCTGT